ACTCATGCGTTCTTCTCCTCAAGGAACTTGTCTATAGCGTTTATAAGCTCCGCCCTGTCAGTGTATTTCTCGTAGAAATCTTCTGCTTCATTTAGCGTCAGCCCAACCCATTGCTTTGGTGGTGCGGTGTAGAGGGGAACGCCATTTAAGGTCAACGGTGCGTCAAGGTCTTGTACCAGTGGTTTGCGTTGTTCTTTTGATAGCGGACCCTCGTAAGCGGGCATTCCGTTGCACCACGCATCAGGCTGACCGTCATCCGCCGGTGTTTTTGCGTTCTTGTTTTCACTCATGTGTTCTTCTCCTTCAGCTTGGATTCAAGTGCTTTGGTAATCTTTACCCAATAATTTCGCTCTGCAAACTGCCCGCTAATTACTTCCCCAATCTCCTCATCCGTCAGCCCAACCCATTCACGTTTTGGAATTACTTTTTCGTGGTATGTCTGATCGTTCATTACTGCCATAGCAAGTGACTGACAGGTTTGGCATGGTGCGGTGTATAGAGGTGTCCATCGCTCAGGATGACGGCCAATGTCTGCGGGTCTGTGCGTGATGACATTACCTTCAATAAAGTTGTGCATCCACGCCACCGGCTCCTCCTCAGGCTTCGGCGCGTACACCAACAAGTGCTGCCAAACACGCGGATCAACAGTGTCAGCCTCAGACCCCAACCGATCAACGCAGTCCATCAATTCATCGGTCAACGAAGGTGCTTGGCTCAGGGCGTCAATCTCCTCATCCGTCAGCCCCACCCATTCACGCTTTGGTGGGGATGTGTAGATCTTTGTGCCGACTGGCAATGCTGGCTCATGCCACCATGACATTGATAAATTCGGATTTCCTGACTCACTTGTCACTGTCGCCACCGGCTCTTGCTCTGTCTCTAGTGCTTGGCGTAGGGCTTTAACGGCATCGTCAAACATTTGAACGCTGCTCTTGCTTTGGTACAACTCCAAAGCCTCAAGCGCCATCTGCATAGCTTCTCTGCTCATGCTCTATCCCCCGCATGTTGTTTCCATTCCTCCTTCTCTTTCATACGTTGTTCATACACTTCCATTAACAACTCAGCAGCTTCTTTGATCTTGAACTTTTCAGCAGTACAGTAATCAGGCAAGCCCTCGGCGTAGCCCTCAAGCCATGCGGCAAGCATGGCGAACTTATAGTCAGGACTCATTCTTCATTCCTCTTCATGAAGGGAGGTTCGTCTGCGTTGTTCAGTATCCGTGCAATCTCACGGTCGATATACCAACGTGCTTTGCGTAGATCCTCAACTTCTTTACCTTTGTCGGAACTGCGCCAGATATATTTAATAGCGTTACCTTTATTGAAATTAAAATGTTCGGTAACTTCGATGCACTCCACCCCTGATGGGTGCGAGGTGTAATGTTTGGGATGATTGACTGGATCATTCATGTGTTAGTTCCTTATTGGGTATACGTTCTGCACCTTTGGTTCTCTCAATCTAGCTGACTCGTTCTGTGTGTATGGTTCTCTCTTCAGAATTGACTCGCTTTGTCTGCATGGTTCTCTCAATCTAGCTGACTCGTTCTTATGGGTTGGTACTCTTTAAGGTAGTGACTCGTTCACTTTCAATGGTTCTCTCGTACTCACTGACTCGTTCGTGGTTTGTGGTTCTCTCTGCATCATTGACTCGTTCTTCATTCATGGTTCTCTTCAGTGGTTTGACTCGTTCCACGACGACGGTGCTCTTAGCTCATGTGACTCGCTCTGGATTTTTGGGTTTCTCTGGGACCATGACTCGTTCATTGTCCTTGGCTCTCTCGTCTTCCTTGACTCGTTCGTGGTGTATGGTTCTCTCATCGCGCATGACTCGTTCACGTCGTATGGTTCTCTCCTGCTAGCTGACTCGTTCTATTCATATGGCACTCTCATCAAAGCGGACTCGTTTACCCTGTGTGGTTCTCTTAAGTCTCTTGACTCGTTCTCGTATATTGGCTCTCTCGTCTTCCTTGACTCGTTTAATCTCCTTGGTTCTCTCGACGCTCGTGACTCGTTCTCGTGATATGGATCTCTTGGGCTTCTTGACTCGTTCACTTCCGGTGGTTCTCTCAGGCAAATTGACTCGTTCTCATATATTGGTTCTCTCGCAACTGATGACTCGTTCTCACTTATTGGTTCTCTCATAATCGATGACTCGTTTTATCGTCTTGGTTCTCTTTCCACTCATGACTCGTTCGGTTCAATTGGTTCTCTCATTTGACCTGACTCGTTTCTTTCCTCTGGTTCTCTCCGAAGCGGTGACTCGTTAATATGATTTGGTTCTCTCCAACATGATGACTCGTTCTCGTGGTATGGTTCTCTTAGGCTTCCTGACTCACTCTCATCTTTCGGTGCGCTTACTTTCTTTGGTTAAACAGGTGCAGGTATAAAGTGCGCGTGGCCCATGTGTGCAATCGGATAAGGTAGTGGAGGCTTCGTACCAAAGTGTGCCTCGTACCACGCACCATGCAGATGAGATAAGAAAAGCTTCACTGCATAACGTCTTGCACGGGCATCGATCTGTGCAGGAGGCAGCACACCATTGCTAAGATGTTTGTATGCTTCGGTGCTCTTGTTATATTTGCTAAGAAGACTCGTTGCCAACTCCTTGTTATCACCCCGCTCATTACGTGCAATCTCATACGCTTTACGCTCTCGGTATACCTGCCCGTAGTAGCAATCATCACGCCCACTGAACTTCATAAAGCTCTGCCCTGCTTTCCAGCACAACGTCTTCAAGCCTGCGTTCCAAGGGCGCTTCTCACCTTTCTCCCATTTGCTTGTGGGATCAAGCCCTGCATACCTCCAGATATGACCGACCGTCGGTGCCTTGTTAATATCAATATGTGCTAACAACCCTGCACTAATAACCGGACCGATACCGACAATCTGCCGCATCCACGCACCCATCACATGCGCTTCAGTGTAGACATCGAGTGCCTTCTTGATCTGACCCTCAAGACTTTCCGATTGTTCGGCAAGCCAACCTAAAACGGCATTGGGTTCATTAGACTCATCCAGTGCGCGTACTTGATTTGTACTACGCTTCCTATCTTCTTGACAGATGTAGTAGTAATCAACAAGAAACCGTGCTTCGTCGTCAGACAACTTAGTCGCTGCTGCCTTAAGATCTTTTGTTAATTTTTGAATCGGGTGCATGTTTGCTGCTGCGTCCGCACGGGTAGCCGTGGGTAGGGTACTTGTCATGATAGTCATTCGACACCTCCATTTAGTCTGAGTTCAATACGTGCTCTATCGAGTGCTGCGATACGCTTGCGTTCGGCTAGCACCTTGGGGTCTTTCCACGGGTAGGGTTGCTTGAGTATCTTCCACTGCCTCATAAACGTTTGTAATACGTTCGTGCTTTCAGACGTTGTCTTTAGTTGCATCACTCTTCCTCGCTAAGTTAAATGGGTCGTTGTAAAAATTGTACTTAGGCTTCTTGGGTTTGACTGGTTTGGGCGGATCTGCAAGCGGTGAGTCCGGCATCACATACCTACGCTCAGCTTTCTTACCTTCAAGCTGTTTAAAGATACTTTTGATATACCCCTTACGTACAAGACTTGTCAGTAATCGATGTGCGTTCTGTCGAGATGTTGGTATGTACAGTGCTATCTGTGCAACCGACGGCGGCATCGTTCGCTCCTGTATATATTTAACAATCTTCTGATCGCGTCGTGACAACGTGTCCATTAAAACGGTGCCTCTCCAACAGACTCACGTGTTGCTTTTGTCTCGTATGATTTGTTTCGCTTCGCCCACGCTGCGATCATTGCCCGTTCTTCGGATGACCTGAAAGGCCATCGCATCTGCTCGGGGGTCAAAGGGAACGGATCGTGCGTTGTGTTCAACGTAGTACTTGATTCTTGTTTGCGTGATGGCATTGACTTCTTCCTCCGTAAAGTAAAGATAAAACACATCGGTGCCTTGACGTTTACCAACATTTGCTAGCCGCTCACCCTTGGGCAGCAGCTTCACCACAGCAAGCCTTTCTCGCACAAGCTCAGGCATCGGGGGGAACTTCATATCAAGCTCTGAGTAAATACTCACCATGCGTCCCTCCTCGGTGCTGCCTACTACCATCTCTACACGTGCGGCAATACTGCCTGCTGCTTGCTGCTCCATCGCAATCCTATCTCTAAGAAATATAGCGTGCCTCGGACCGTGGGTTACATAGTAATCATCATCGCTATTATCTGAACTCATATTACTAAATACTCCTAACATCGTCAACTCGTTTGTAGATCACGTACTCAAAGTCAGATATACGCTTGCCCACCCCATCGATCTCTTCTGAAGGGTTCATCATCTTGAGCATGGCATACTCACTCTTAAGATATTCAGGCAAGAACTCATCAGATGTAACGTGAGTTTTCCTACCTTTATCAAGTGCATCGAAGGGCGTGTTGCCTTGGTGTATATCGTTTGACCAAGCGTAGTCAATGTGTCCCTTCGCATCCACGACCATGTAAAACAAAATCATGTTTGCGTTTCTGCGCTCCACGTTGTCATTGCCCATCTCAAGCGCATCGACCATAGCCCTGAACTGCGGGGTTTGGAACTGCACACCCATCGCATGCAATGCCTTAACTTCTTCATAGACAATTTGATGGTCAGGACTGAACGTTGCATAGGTCTGATGCTTGAACTTATCCCTCCATTTGGTAAGCACATCAGCCACCACATACCGACGACCATCGAGAAACTCCATCGGACTCCAAGGCTTGAACGTATCGATCATGATGCTAAGCGCACGATCAAAGTTGGTTGTCTCACGAGTGTTGTAGTTCGACGAACTCTCGTTGTATTTTTTATTGGTAATGAGTCTTGAACTCAGCGAAAACGTAGACCCACCCAAAGTAACAGACCCTATCTTCTTCTTAACTTGTGGG